GTGCTGCTGGTGGTGCTGGTGCATTGTCTGACTGGCTGTTGCGCCATATTAAATCCTGCCAGTGGCCACACGGCGATTATCATCACAGCGAAACCGTCATTCACCGTTATGGTACCGGCGCAATGGTGTTGTGCTGGCACTGCGACAACCAGCTGCGTGACCAGACATCCGAATCACTCGAGCAACTTGCTCATCAAAACCTGTCAGCATGGATGATTGACGTCATCGGTCACGCAATAAGCGGTACGCAGGAGCGTGAATTATCTTTGGCTGAATTATCCTGGTGGGCGGTCCGCAATCAGGTGGCGGACGCGCTACCGGAAGCGGTATTACGTGGTTCGCTGGGGTTGCGTGCGGAAAAAATCCGCTCAATGTACCGTGAAAGCGACATCGTACCGGGAGAGCAGACCGCCAACAGCATACTGAAACAGCGCACAAAAAATCTTGCGCCGCTGCCTCACGCCCACCAGCAACAGAACCCACCACAGGAAAAGACGGTGGTCAGCATTGCCGTTGATCCTGAGTCTCCGGAATCTTTCATGAAACGACCTAAACGTCGCCGCTGGGTTAACGAGAAATACACACGCTGGGTGAAGACACAGCCGTGTGCGTGTTGTGGTAAGCCAGCCGACGATCCCCATCACCTGATTGGTCATGGTCAGGGCGGAATGGGGACAAAATCTCACGATATTTTCACGCTACCGCTGTGTCGGGAGCATCACAACGAGCTTCATGCGGATCCTCTGGCGTTCGAAGAAAAGCATGGTTCTCAGGTTGATTTAATTTTTCGTTTTCTTGATCACGCCTTTGCAACTGGCGTGCTTGGGTAAAAGAGGTGACTGATGCTCATAGATTTGGTTTTACCTTACCCGCCGACGGTGAACACTTACTGGCGACGCCGTGGCAGCACATATTTTATCTCGGAGGAGGGAAAGCGTTATCGCCGGGCTGTGGCGCTTATTGTTCGCCAGCAGCGGCTGAAATTAAGCCTGTCCGGAAGGCTGGCGATAAAGGTGATTGCAGAGCCACCGGATAAGCGTCGTCGCGACCTGGACAATATCCTGAAAGCACCGCTGGATGCGCTGACGCATGCGGGAGTGTTAATGGACGATGAGCAGTTTGATGAAATCAATATCGTTCGTGGTCAGCCAGTATCTGGTGGACGTCTGGGGGTGAAGATTTACCCCATAATGCATGAAGAGCAGGTCAAAAAATGAAACTGGAAGATTTACCGAAATACTACTCCCCAAAATCCCCTGGCCTGACCGATGCATCGGCCTCAACGTCAAAAGATGCGCTGAGTATCACTGATGTGATGGCCGCGCAGGGCATGACACAGAATCGGGCTGAGATGGGTTTTTCTGCGTTCCTGGGGAAAATGGGCATCAGTATGAATGACAGGGCGCGGGCAACAGAATTACTGGCAGATTATGCACTCAGTCGGTGCGATCGTGTGGCGGCGTTGAGAAAGCTTCCGGCAGAAATAAAACCGGTAGTGATGCGCATTATGGCTTCGTACGCTTTTGAGGATTATGCCCGCAGCGCAGCGAGTAAAAAGCAGTGCCCTTGTTGCTATGGGGAAAAATTTATTGAAAGCGTAGTTTTTACAAACAAGGTCCAGTATCCGGATGGTAAGCCGCCGGTATGGGCAAAGTGTACGAAAGGTGTGTATCCGTCTTACTGGGAAGAATGGAAAAAAGTCAGGGAGGTGGTAAAAGTTGCCTGTCCGGAGTGTGGCGGAAAGGGTGAGGTTTCCACCGCCTGTAAGGATTGCCGTGGGCGTGGTGTCGCCATTCATCGTGAAGAGTCGGTAAAACGTGGTATGCCTGTTATCAGAGACTGCCAGCGTTGTGGTGGTCGTGGCTATGAAAGACTACCATCAACGGAGGCATTTAATGCTATATGCGAGGTGACAAACCAGATAACACGCGCGTCATGGGAAAAAACAGTTAAGAAATTCTATGATGCGCTGGTGACCCGGTTTGATATTGAAGAAGCATGGGCTGAGCGGCAGTTAAAAAAGGTAACTAGGTAACAAGGTTGATTTTTCCGGAATCTGTGGTAAATTCGTCATAACGATGGGCGTTTTATGCCTGACGTTAGAAGAGTTTCTACAACCCGCCGCCGAGCGGGTTTTTTATTGCGGAATTAATTATGGACCGTTATTATTCTGCTCCCGGCCCTTTAGCTCAGTGGTGAGAGCGAGCGACTCATAATCGACAGGTCGCTGGGTCAAATCCAGCAAGGGCCACCAACCGTCACCAGTTCATCAGGAAAGAGCGTCAACCCTTTAAGTTGAGTGTGCGAGGTTCGAGTCCCCGGTGGCGGTCCAGTGCCGACTTCGCTCAGTAGGTAGAGCAACTGACTTGTAATCAGTAGGTCACCAGTTCGATTCCGGTAGTCGGCACCATATGCGGGCATCGCATAATGGCTATTACCTCAGCCTTCCAAGCTGATGATGCGGGTTCGATTCCCGCTGCCCGCTCCAGTTAGAGTCTTTCAGTCTGCGATGATGGGAAATCCCGGAGTGACTGAAAGACGTTTAAGTTATGAATGATCGCTTTTTTTTGCAAAATTGCTGTGCAGAAATACTAACCTTCGGGCAGGCGATCATTCATAAGCACTCTGCTTTTATTCCGATTAACTGTGGGTGGTTTGTTGGATAGAGTGCTTTCCTTACTGTATATATTGTTTCGCCCGCTTTTGCGGGCTTTTCTTTTCAAATCCCTTTCATTTCTCAGTGTAAAACTACGCCATCCGTTATTTGCGGAGGTGAGGCTATGAAATCCATGGACAAAATTTCAACGGGCATTGCCTATGGCACCTCCGCAGGCAGTGCTGGCTACTGGTTTTTACAGCTGCTCGATAAAGTCACGCCCTCACAGTGGGCAGCAATAGGTGTGCTGGGTATCCGCACCGGCGGGCGCGTGCTGGCGGTAAACAGCCAGACCCGGACGCTGACGCTCGACCGTGAAATCACGCTGCCATCTTCCGGCACCACGCTGATAAGCCTGGTTGACGGGCAGGGGAGTCCGGTCAGCGTGGAGGTTCAGTCCGTCACCGACGGCGTGAAGGTGAAAGTGAGCCGTGTTCCTGACGGCGTTGCTGAATACAGCGTATGGGGGCTGAAGCTGCCGACGCTGCGCCAGCGCCTGTTCCGCTGCGTGAGTATCCGTGAGAACGACGACGGCACGTATGCCATCACCGCCGTGCAGCATGTACCGGAAAAAGAGGCCATCGTGGATAACGGGGCGCACTTTGACGGCGACCAGAGCGGCACGGTAAATGGTGTCACGCCGCCAGCGGTGCAGCACCTGACCGCAGAAGTCACCGCAGACAGCGGGGAATACCAGGTGCTGGCCCGCTGGGACACGCCGAAGGTGGTGAAGGGCGTGAGCTTCCTGCTTCGCCTGACCGTGGCAGCGGATGACGGCCGTGAGCGGCTGGTCAGCACGGCCCGGACGACGGAAACCACTTACCGCTTCACACAACTGGCTCTGGGGAACTACAGGCTGACAGTCCGGGCAGTAAATGCGCGGGGGCAGCAGGGCGATCCGGCGTCGGTATCGTTCCGGATTGCCGCACCGGCAGCGCCGTCGCGGATTGAGCTGACGCCGGGCTATTTTCAGATAACCGCCACGCCGCATCTTGCGGTTTATGACCCGACGGTACAGTTTGAGTTCTGGTTCTCGGAAAAACGGATTGCGGATATCAGGCAGGTTGAAACCAGCGCGCGTTATCTTGGTACGGCACTGTACTGGATAGCCGCCAGTATCAATATCAAACCGGGCCATGATTATTATTTTTACGTTCGCAGTGTGAACACCGTTGGCAAATCGGCATTCGTGGAGGCTGTCGGTCAGCCGAGTGATGATGCATCAGGCTATCTGGATTTTTTCAAAGGCGAGATAGGGAAAACCCATCTGGCTCAGGAGCTGTGGACGCAGATTGATAACGGTCAGCTTGCGCCTGACCTGACTGAAATCAGGACGTCCATAACGGATGTCAGCAATGAAATAACACAGACCGTCAATAAGAAACTGGAAGACCAGAGTGCAGCGATCCAGCAGATACAGAAGGTTCAGGTTGATACAAATAATAACCTGAACAGCATGTGGGCAGTGAAGCTGCAGCAGATGCAGGACGGACGCCTTTATATTGCGGGTATCGGTGCCGGTATTGAGAACACCCCTGACGGCATGCAGAGTCAGGTGCTGCTGGCAGCAGACAGGATTGCGATGATTAATCCTGCGAATGGCAACACAAAGCCGATGTTTGTTGGTCAGGGCGATCAGATATTCATGAATGAAGTGTTCCTGAAACGCCTGACGGCCCCCACCATTACCAGCGGCGGTAATCCTCCGGCATTTTCCCTGACATCAGACGGGAGACTGACGGCGAAAAATGCGGATATCAGTGGCAGTGTGAATGCGAACTCAGGAACGCTCAACAATGTCACGATTAACCAGAACTGTACGATTAAGGGCATGCTGGAGGCGACCCAGGTCAGAGGAGATTTCGTTAAAGCTGTATCAAAAGCCTTCCCGAAAAAAGTCGGTACGTGGGGTAACACGGAAACACCAAACGGTACGGTTACAGTAACCATCAGCGATGATCATAACTTTGACCGCCAGATTATTATTCCGCCCATTATTTTTAACGGTATAGCGTATGACGATCCGGGGAGCGGAAATAACCCAGGAGGCACGCGATACACGGGTTATGGTTTTGAAGTTCGCAAAAACGGCGTATTAATCGCATCCAGAGAAACTAAAGGGGCCATTCCCGGTAGTTACAGTGCAGTTATTGATATGCCGAGTGGCAGGGGAAGCGTCACTCTGGAGTTTAAGATTTTCCAGAAAGGCAATCAGGGGGCAGGCAATATCACCGACTGTACGGTGATTGTGACCAAAAAAGCGGCTTCCGGCATCAGTATTCGTTGAAATATTTATAACCCCAATAAAGGGCGTCAGGAATGACGCCTTTTTTATTGCAGAAAAGCGAGAGGTAATTATGCGTAAAGTTTGTGCAGCAATTTTGTCCGCAGCCATTTGTCTGGCCGTATCCGGTGCGCCTGCATGGGCGTCTGAACATCAGTCCACGCTGAGCGCGGGGTATCTTCATGCCCGGACCAACGTTCCCGGCAGTGATGATCTGAACGGGATTAACGTGAAATATCGTTATGAGTTTACGGATACGCTGGGGCTGGTGACGTCATTCAGCTATGCAGGAGACAAGAATCGCCAGCTGACCCGTTACAGCGATACCCGCTGGCATGAAGATTCCGTGCGTAACCGCTGGTTCAGCGTGATGGCGGGGCCGTCTGTGCGCGTGAATGAATGGTTCAGCGCGTATGCGATGGTACTGGTGGAAGAACTATCGAGCAAGCACGTGCGAACTTGCGGGTAATGTATGAGCAAAAAGCTGGCCTTGCTAATACTGACCTAAACACCCTTACCGGTGAATATTCTGGTTTCTATCAACAACCAACGAGCGCTTACGCAACAGAAGAGTTAAATTACCCAATCGGTCTGGCGGGCGCTTTAATAGTGCTCCAAACGAGAGCCAACACTGCTTCTTCCTGCGTTCAGGTGTACCACCCTTATAATAATCCGGGAATTACTTATAGACGAATATATGAAGGAGGTAGCGGTACCTGGTCTGAATGGAAGAGAGATGTATCAACAGAAAGGGTTGAAGAGGGAAAAGAAACAACTTACGTATATTCTACGTATTCTTCAGGCGCACCACGCTTACAGGTTTCCAAATCTGGTTTGTGGGGTTGTCATAATGGCACTGGCTGG